AGATTGAAGTTCGCTCAGGCGGTAAGTCAATCAATGAGCGCAGATCTGAATTAGGTTTGCCGTTGCTTGATACACCACAGGCTGACATGCCAATTATGGTTGCGGGTTCAAGCGTTTTGTTGTTCTCACCTGACGGAATTATTGATGCGGCTCAAGCGGCTCAAGCGCCAACATTGAGTGGCCCTGACGCAACACCTGATGCGCCTACAACTCCAAATCCTCTTGAGCAAAAACCTTCAACAGAGGTAAAGCCTGAAGAAGATGAAGTGACTGAAGTAAAAGCATTTATGAAATGGGCGGCTAAGGGTAAGCGCGCAAGATTATTTGAATTCAAATCACTTGATCCAATTGTGGGAGATGCGCTCAACCGTTGTGCTTTTGATGGTGATTTAGATACCGCGAGAGCGCTGGCTAAGGCTTATCTAACATGATTGAGGGCGCTCTTGAGGCAGATGGGCGCATAGCGGCAAAGAACGCGGTGAAGATTAGAGCGGCACTGCACCAGGTAACAGACTTCAAAAGAGTCTTTGACAAATACCAGGAGACGCAACCGCAACCTACGGATAACACTGCGCAGGATCGCACACGCGCCCGCTCATGGTTAATCCTCAATGTGTACCTCAATGATGAACCCCTACGCCAAACAGTCATGCGCGCATGGGCAGAGGCTTATGTTTTAGGACAAGCCGCGGCAAACGAATGGATTAAAAAGGCTGAAGAAGCAAACAAGGCTGATGACATTGAAGTTAATTGGGATACCTGGAAGCCAGGAGATAAAGCCACTGCTCTTTTGCTGAACCCAACTAAAGGGTTTGAGGCTTACTTACAATCGGTAAACGCTGATAGTTATTTCAAAAAGTTTAACAAAGAAACAATTGTAAATTTAGGCACTGCTCTTTCTGACTCAATCGCGCTTGGTTTAGATGCTGAGAGTGCCGCCGTAATGATTGGGCGGCATGTGGCAAGTCCTAGCCGCGCCCTAACTATTGCCATTACTGAGCAAAACCGCGCTATGTCATTTGGATCTATTCAGACTTACAAAGAGGCTGGCCTACAAAAGATGGAATGGGCCGTATCTGATCCGTGTGACATTTGCGCAAAGAATGATGGGCAAGTAATTGTTATTGGACAAGCATTTGCATCAGGTGACGCGCAACCTCCTGCTCACCCGCACTGCCGTTGCGTATTACTACCTGTAATCCCAGGCATGGAAGATGAACCTGAAATCCCAGGCACAACAATGGTTGTTCCTCCTTCTCCTGTTGATTTTGGCCCTGATGCCACTACTTTTAGAACGCCTAAAGAAGAAATTGAACAAGTGGTTGCGGCTCTGCAAGAAGGCCGCTCACTTAATGAAGCGCTAGACATGTATGAAGCATTAGATGCGCGCCCTTATGTACCTGGACAATGGGAAATTTTGCCGCAGACTCTTAACAGACAAGCGGCTATTAGTGCTTTAGGCAGAGCCTTAGTTTTCCCTATGCCTAGAGAACAAATTGAAAGAACATTTTTTGCGTCTAACACTATTAAAAAAGCGGATCGGGCTTTTATTGAGAAAGCCGTTATCTATAAAAATGGCCCGCTTGAAGTGCAATTTTCTAGCACTGGTTTGACGGTAACTGAAGCAGAACGCAAAATGGTTATTAAAGAAGTAGAAAAGTTACAAGCAACCAACCCTAAAACGCGGGCTGTTGTACACATTGATAAAAACGCCAGTGGCAAATTTGGTTGGGCATACGGCGGCAAACAAGATCTATGGGTTACTCCTAAAACTATTAAACAACCTGACATGGAAGCCTCCGCAAAAGGTAATTTCAAAATGCCTGTAACTGCCGCTACTACGCAATTTGAATACACCCTGGCGCATGAGTGGGGTCATCTTATTGATGACATTACAAACGGTGTACAAGACGCTCAACGCACAAATGCAATTTTGAGATTAAAACGAGAATTTCCTAATGCCTTTAAGAGCGGATACTCAGGCGAGAATAGCAAAGAATTTTTTGCTGAAATGTTTACTGAGTATTACAGGACTAATGGCACAACACCTAACCTTCTTGTTCAGGCTATGGCTAAAGAGTTTGGGTGGAAAGTACCTGAACTTCCTAAACCTCAAATTGACTATGTGGCGGCCAAAAAACCTGCTTCTTACTTCACTCCACAAAAAGCCACAGAACTACAAGAAGGCGTACCGTGGCAACCTGAAGGAGAAAACTTGTATCTTAAAAAGGTACTTGATGAACAAGGATTTAATGGCAAGCCTAGAGTTGTCTCAACGGAAGAATACAAAAAAGCCCTGGACTCAGGAGCGTTGCCTTTGCATAGAGGTGTTGCGGGAGACACCGCTGAGCAAGTAGATCAATTTGTGGGGCAATTGCTTACAGGGGATACTCCTTACATTGGCCGCGGGTTGTTTGGTGATGGTACTTACTTCACTGATACACCTTCAACTGCGCTCAAATTTGCTAAAGAAGACAGAGTTGGAAATCCAATTCCGTTTGGCAAAACCGTAGAAGCGGCTTTAGATCCACGCGCAAAAATTGGGTATTTGGAGGACATACAAGAAGAATTTATGAATAGCGTAAAAATGTCTGATGCTCAAACGCAATTTTATTATTCCTACCCACAAGACTTTTATGAAGATGCAAGTATGTGGGCCGCGGCTAATGGTTATGACGCAATCCGCATTAAAAACCCAGTAGTTAATTGGGCTACAAGAGAAAAAATACCTGACACATACACGATTGTGCTTAACAGAACAGCGTTAATTATTAAGGAGATGCCATGACAGAAGTAGAAGTAAGCCGCAAGGCGGGCGTACTTGTTGCCTACCTTAATCAAGGGGCTGTTGAACGGTTGTTTGCCGCGCTTAAAAAAAGCACTTCTTATGAAACATTACAAGAGCCATACAAAACATGGCTTACTGATCACTCAGCGATACCAACAAAAGATTTAAGAGAAAACGCAAAAAAGGCAAGAAAGGCAAAGGTGTAACTAATGAAACAAACTTGTGACCCTCCTATTGTTGTTGATTGGGCAGAAGCATCAAGCCTTGTTGTTGTTCTTAGCGCGCAAGAAGGAATACCTGGTGCTAAGGCTGAATTGGCGCGCAGAGAAAAAGAAGCACAAGAGTTAGACAAGAACGCCGACATTTACAAGAACAACCCCAACCGCGATAGCAAAGGCCGTTTTACTTTTGGATCAGGTGGCCCACAAGCCGCTGGCGGTGCTGGCGCTGGTGGCGCTGGTAATGCCGCTGGTGAAGGAGAAACCGCAGAAGCAACTGATTACCGCGGATACCACACAGCGCCTAGACGCGCAGACGGATTTGGCGCACCTGCAACAGATGTTGAAGAAATGATGCCTGATTTTTATGAGCGGCCAAACATCTACACAACAGGTATGCCCACAGCCGATAAAGAAAGCGTTTCTGCGCTTATGGCTATTAGAGGTAAACCTAATAAACCTGTAACTATTTATAGAGCCGTACCTGAAGGGGCAGACACAATCAATCCTGGCGATTGGGTAACAATGTCACCTACTTACGCCAAACAACATTTGCTGAGCAATTTAGAAGCAGGGCATGTAATTAGTAAAACAATCCCTGCGGGAGATTTGTGGTTTGATGGTGACAGTATCAATGAGTTTGGTTATGACCCAGTAGATTAAAACCGCTTGTGTAACCAAAAATTGATACTCTTTACGCTAAGGCTTTCCATAGAAATAGAGGATCAACATGGCTTTCAAACACATTAACTCACAGACGCTAACAACGCCTTCAATGCTTTTAACTATTGACCGCAACGCAAAGCCGCTGACACCTATCACTATTTACAATGGTCACAGCGCCGCTATTTTTGTTGGTGACGCAAGTATTGCAACATCAGGCGCAACTATTGGCCGCACAATTCCTGCGGCTAGTTCACAAACATTTTATGTAAATCCAAATGATGTCGTTTGGGCAATTTCAGCGGCGGCTTCTGCGGCTGGTTCAGTAGTAATTACTTACTCAGCATAAGGAGAAATCATGGCTAACTTAACAACCACCTCATACTTTAGTATTGAGAAGGCTGACCGTAACGCAGACGGCACAATGACCGTTTACGGCAAGGCAACAGATGACTCACTAGACATTGATCAACAGATTTGTGATGGTGATTGGTTAAAGCGCGCTATGCCCGCCTGGTTCAAATCAGGTGGAAACATTAGAGAACAACACAGCAACATTGCCGCAGGCGTAGCAAAAGAGTATGAGGCAAAGGCTGATGGACATTACATTGGCGTTTTGGTTGTAGATCCTGTTTCAGTTAAGAAGGTTGATGCTGGCGTACTCAAGGGCTTTTCAGTAGGCATTAAAAACCCACGCGTTGTACGCGATAACAAAGCGGCTAATGGCCGCATTGTTGATGGGCAGATTGTAGAAGTTTCTTTAGTAGATCGCCCTGCCAACCCTAATTGCCAATTGGTTTTGGCTAAGTCTGTAGATGGTGAAAAGGACTTGGTTCAGGTTGAAGAATTACATGAAAAAGAAGTAGCGCAAGAAAATAATCTAATACAATCTGAGAATAATTCTGAGAAAGAAAGTGACGCAATGGATACAACAACAGTTTCAGTACCTAAGTCCATTGTGGGCGATCTTGTTAAATTTGATAAGGCTCAGTTTGAAGCGGCGCGTGAAGCGTTGGCTAATCTTATTTCAATTGAAGCGCAGGAAATGAAGGAAGGCCACAATGAACTTTCTTCAATTTCGCACCTACTAGAAGCAGTTGCTCACCTCCACGCTTGGTATGAAGGTGAAGAAGCAGAGGGAGAAGTAATGGAAGAAGTAGAAGTAGAGATGGCCGCTGACGCAGAAAAGATGTGCGACAAGTGCAACAAGGCTATGAAGGAATGTATGTGTGAGAAGTCTGCCGCGGCAGAGGACATGACACCAACAGCGGAGACAGGTGCAAACCTAGACACTGCAACAATCGTTCCTCCTGCCGATACACCTAAGTCTGCGGAAGCAGAAGAAGCACCAGTTGCAGAAGAAGAGTTGCTGAAGAAGCACCTGCGGCTGAAGAAGTTACAGAAGAAGTTTCTGTTGATGAAAACTCAACAGATAAGTTAGAAGCCATAGTAGAAGAAGTGGTAGAAAAAGCAACAAAGGCTCTCAAATCAGAGATTGCCAACCTTGTGTCCGCAAAAGAGGCGGCTGAGGTGCGAGCAATGAGTTTGGAAACTGAGTTAGCAACCGCTAAATCTTTGGCTCTAGGTGGTGGCCCAAAGCGAACAGTAAGCCCAGTAGATGTGAAAGCAACTTCTGACTTGCTAACTAAGGCCGCTGTTTACAAAGAAAAAGCAAAAGCAACAACAGACTCAACACTTGCTAAGGGTTACAAGCAACTTGCAGATGAATTTCTTGCAAAGTATGACGAAACCCTAAACAAGTAATCCAACCTAATCTCTGAAAGGAAACACAAATGGCATTAACGCCTCCAAAGGCCGCCGATTTATTCAGTGATGCAACTCCTAAAGAAGCCGCAGAACGCTTTGAGGAATACTCAAGCGAACTCTCAAAGAGTCTTTCTCGCGCTTCACACACACCAGGACAAGCACCAACGGCAGACCCAATTTCAACACTTGAAGCACTAGCGGCTAACAAGTCACTTACAGGTGACGCTATGAACGGTTTGAATACTGCTCTAGCGGCTCAGCGCATGGCAATGCAGGACATTCAGAAGGAAATCACACTTACTTCTCCATTGTCCACATCATTTGCGGCGTTTGACCTTGAAGCACCTGCTAAGTTGCTTACACCACGCCCTACACCTCTCCGCAACCGTATCCCACGCAAGAAGGGTGTTGGTACATCTCACCGTGTAAAGAGAATTCTTGGTTACACAGGTACAGGTACAGGCGGACAAGGACAGATTTGGCCTGGTATTACAGAAAGCACACAGAATAACTTTGCTGGTGGCGGTTCTACTCCACTTGAGTTAATCCGTGGCCCACAGATTTCATACACCGCAGATGATCTAATCTTGCCTTACAACTCATACTCAC